TCCTGGTTGGCGGCGATGTCGCCGGAGAGCGGGGAGCAGACATAGACCAACGGGCGGTAGGTGCGGGTCCGTTTTGCCTCTCGCTCGATTTTGACAAGGGCCTCATATGCGGTGGGATCGAAGTAGCCCTCGGAATTGCGTTTATTTATGCTCATGGTCAAACCTCAGTCTTTCTTGTAAAAATCACACTCATAGCCGTCCGCCCGGAGTAGCAGGTCCTTGGCCCAAGGCGGCGTCTGGCCCATCTGCTCACACACTGCGGAGAGAGAAACCCTGCGGTCGCACTCGATGATCAGTTCGTCATGGACGTGGGCCACGATGGAGCAGCACCGCAGCGTCTGCATGGCGTACATGAGGATGTCTCTGGCGGTGGCCTGGACGATGTTCTCCACGAACTTGGGGCCGTAGCTCTCCAGCCGCTCCCACTTCTTCGTGCCGCCCACACCCTCGTAGGTGACGGACTCGCCGCCGAAGCGGTTCTCGCCGATCTTCGGTTTCACATAGGCCAGCCGTCTGCCGGAGGGGAGGGTGATGAACAGGAATCCGCTCTGATAGGCAAAGCGGAGGCCGTGTGTCTCGGTAGCGCACCGCTCCTTCACGCACCGCTTGACTTCCCGATCCACGTCCCACCAAAATTGGACGATATGGGGGTTGGAAGCCCGCCAAGCGTCCACCAGCGGTTTCAGCTCCTCCTCTGGCACACCCATTTCCAGTGCGCCCATCGCTTTCAACGCCCTGACCGACCCACCATAGCCAAGAGCAAGTTCAGCGACCTTGCCTCGCTGCCGGAGGTGGGCGTTTTGACCGTGCTTTTCTACGGGGACATGGAACATCGCCGCTGCGCTGGCGCAGTAGATGTCGCCACCCTTGGCGAACACCTCCTGCCGCCACTGTTCCCCAGCGAACCAGGCGATGACTCGTGCCTCGATTGCGGAGAAGTCGGACACGATGAATTTCCTACCGTCCTGCGGCACAAAGGCGGTGCGGATAAGCTGGGACAGGGTGTCCGGCACATCCTCGTAGAGCATCTCCACGGCGGCGAGGTCTCCGGAGCGCACCACCGAGCGGGCCTCAGCAAGATCGGGCAGATGGTTCTGGGGCAGATTTTGAAGTTGGATGATGCGTCCAGCCCACCGCCCGGTGCGGTTGGCACCGTAGAACTGGAACATCCCCCTGGCCCGTCCGTCCGGGCAGACCGCCGTTTCCATCGCCGTGTATTTCTTCACGCTGGACTTGGCTAATTGCTGCCGCAGGAGCAGCACCTCCGAGAGCGGAGCGGGAGCGGTTTTCAGCAGGGCGGCGACCTCCTTTTTGCCGAGGCTGTCCATCTCCAACCCGTGGTCTGCCAGCCACTGTTTCATCTGCTGGACGGAGTTGGGGTTTGCCAGAGAGGTCAGCCGCCGCATCTGGGCGGTCAGTTTCTCGTTGGACCGGGCGTCCATGCCGATGGCCTGACGCACCAGTTCCATGTCCACACCGATGCCCCGGTCGTTGATCTTCTGGTCGAGATGGTACTCGTCCCAGATATTCTCCGGCACCGGGAACCGGGACAGCTTCTGCTGGATGGACATCTCCGTTTCCACATCCCGGAGATTGTAGGCTTTGAACCGCTCCCACTTCTCTGGGGCATCCTCCGGGTGGTGGCGATAGGGGTTGCCATCCCGGTCCTTGGCGGGTGTGCAGAAGTAGCGGATGAGGTCTTTGCCCTCCTTCAGCTTTTGCTTCTTCAGACCGAGGACAGCCCCCACACCCTCCAGCGAGAGGGGGAGGCCCAGGGTTGCAGCCCACACCATCGTGCAGCGCCAGGACTCCGGCTCCAGATATTCGCCCACAGGCATCCCCAGCCAGCGGGACAGGCACACGCGCTCGAATTGGGCGTTGAAGGCCCACTTGGTCACTTCGGGGTCGGTGAGCGCCGACAGCACATCAGGGGGGAGCTGCTCCCCAGCGGTAAAGTCCACCACCTGGACAGGCCCGCTGTCCACAGAGTAGCCGAATAGCAGGATTTCAAAATCCGGGGAGGACGCATACTTATACACACCGCTCTTGTTCAGCGATGCGGAGGAAAATGACTCCAAGTCGATACTGAGTGATTTCATATTGCCCCCTTCCTGCGCCAAAGGGCAGCGGAGCCGAAGCCCCGCCACCCGGCGCACATGGTCTCAGGAGAGAAAGTCATCGTCCAGATCGGTGGCGAAATCGTCAGCGGCGGAGGTGCGGCCACTGAGCGGCTCCCCGTCCCGGACCTTCTGGATGTTGCCCAGGCCGCAGGCGATGCCCTTGTTGCCGTTGGTGTTGAAAGCGTAGAAGTTGATGGACACGCGGGCGTAGCAGCCGGAGTAGACCTCGGCCCGGTCCAGGATGGGCTGGACTGCCTTGTCCACGATCTGGGGCGCGGTGGTGCTGTTGGCGTTGACGAAGTAAGCCCCCTTGTACGCCTCGTCATCCCGCTCGGCATCGCCGTCCCGGAGGGGCAGCTTCAGAGCGCCCTTGGGCGGCACCTTCCCGCCGAACTTCGCCACACCCTCCTTGATAGCAGCGTCCACGGCGGCGTTGATGGCGGTGATGGTCTTAGTGTCGTTTTTGGGGATGATGAGGGACACGCTGTACTTGGGATTGCTGCCGTTGATGGAGGCAGGCTCCCAGACGTGTTCATAGGACAGTCGGACGATGCCGGTGACCACCTTGGTATTGGATTTCTGAGTAGGCATGGATTAGTCCTCCTTAATTTCGGTGAAGTCATCGCCCGCGCCGGTATTGGTCAGGGCGGGACGATTGTCGGTAACAGGAACAAGGGTGGGACGGCCCTGGGGCTTTTCCACCAGAGCGCCGAGGATGCGGTTGAACTCCTTCTTGGACATCAACTTCTCCATCTCGGTGATGGGAATAAGGCTCTTTCTGAAAATGTCGGTGTACCCGGCATCCTTTGCGGCCTGGATCACGGCCTCCTCGTCTGTGTAGCGGCGGTTGGTACGGGTGGCCACCAGCTTGAAGCCCTGCCACACCTTTCCGTGGTTGATGGCGGCGTCCTGGGCATAGACTTGAATCTCGCTGGCCCACTTGGTGAGATCATCCAGCTTTCCGAGGATTTCCTCAATCTCCTCATCCGAGAGGAGCGGCGGCGGAGCGAACTCGAACCGGGCAAGCCGGAGCTTCTCCTCGGCGCGGGCGCGGCACTTCACCGCCGCCTTGCAGAACTGGCACCAGGGGCCGGGGAGGTAGTCCCCCTCGCCCTTATGGGCCAGCTCCGCCTTGGGTTTGAGGATGTTCTCCGCCCAGGCGTTCAGCTCGTCCACCGAGATCGTCCAGGTGGACACATTCTCCCGGCGGGGCTGGTAGATGCTCATGCTCACCTCGGTGATGTCGTAGAGGGAATCAAACAGCCGGAGCGCACCCAGCGCATACAGCATCATCTGGGGATTCTCCTCGGCATCCACCAGAACGCCCTGCCCATACTTGAAGTCGATAATGTGGAGCAGCTTGTCCGCCACGATGAGGCAGTCCCCGGTGCCGAAACCCTCCGGGACCCAGCAGGAGAA